ACCATATCGTAGCCGACAGACTCTATATGCTATGGAATGACTGCCTCAATAGAGACACAGAGGCGACTTGCAAGGTGATACTCGAATGGCCTCCATACAAGATCGAGCAGAAGATCAATTACTCAGGCGGGAGGGGACTGCCGATCACGAAGGAGGAGATCGACTCACAAGGTAAGATGGTGAAGATCACTGAGAAGATGTCGTATCCTGATTGGAGCTGGAGGGATCAAGAATGACGGTAAAAGACTTCAAAGTAGGAGCAAAGGCGTATGTAATAGCAAGCGTAAGATGCGGAGATTTCAGCATCCGCGAAGTGGAGATCGAGAAGGTTGGAAGGAAATTCGTCTATGCCAAAGGTGGCTATTACGGCTTCTACCTGCGGGATGAAGACGAGAACTACCTCGTCGAGGAAAAAGAATGGGGCGCCCCCGACGTGCTGTTTCTCACGAGGCAGGATGCCGAGGAGAAGATCGAAAGAGATACGCTCCTGAAACTGATCCGAAAAGAAACCGAATACGCGAAGCTCTCGTCGCTGTCGCTCGATCAGCTCCGACGAATAAACCAGATACTCCATGAATAACCTCTGGAGGCCCATATTTTGGGCCTCCTTCGCTTTTTACTTCAGAACATCCTCTCGTATATAAAAGGACCCCGAATAAAGCCCACAGGGGCTTTTATCGAATTTGGTAGCACAAATCCGTTGACCTCAATATTGCTGGTGATAATAATTACAATGCGGATAACAAAAAGAGACAAGATGTTACACTCGATGCCCGCACCGGTCCCGTGACAGCTCCCCAAACAAGGTCGTTTCGACATACTGAAGCTATACCGGTGGTCGGGTGTCTCCAGAAAATATTTGAAGGAGACAGAACAATGAACGCAAATCTGAAGAACGCCATCAACGACATCGCAAAGGTCAACGGTATCCTCTACGCCATGGAAAACGCCTTCGGCGGCATCCGCTTCGCACCTGAAGCTCTCGAAGAAGCGAGCCATTGTATCAACAGCTTCTACGCCTTGGTAGATGCAGTTCGCCGGGTAGAAGAAGACATCGAAAAGCTCGAAGGAGACAGCGAAGTGGTCGATGTGATCCTTGCCATCAGGAAGATGCACCTTGACAAGTAAAAGGTCCAGTACATACAGCCGGGGGCTTCGCGCCCCTGGCGATTTTCATGTTGACCACGATCCGAAATCCTGATAAGATAAGCGTCGATATGTAGGATAAGGAGCTGGAGTCAATGCCAGTTTTATTCATTTTGTTATATACCGTTAGCTTCGGTGATGCGATGCTTATACTATAGAACGGACGACCTCTGAGCCGCACCGATAAAAAAGCCCGGTATTTCAGGCATTTTTGGCCCTGAAGTGCCGGGCGTTTTCGCTGCCCAAACGCAAGAAAAATGGCCCATTCACAATTCCCAGCCACCCGAAAGAGATAAAAACGGCCATTTTTTCGGAGTTATTTTGACTGCATATTTGATGAAGAAGAATGAATAAACGCCCGTCCCAAGTAAATCTGGGATGGGCGTTCGTTAGTCTTTGTACTGAAACTGTGTTGTTATGCCGTTCGAGAAGGTGATGGCTGAAACTCTCCCGTCTATGACCTCTATTCTGGAGATGATCTTCTGAATGAAGCTGCGAGGGATCTCCGGCTCTATCCCTCGAATGTACTTCTCGTAGTCGATCTCTTTTTCATCAAGGAGTTTTTCAACCATGATGAAGTAGCTCGCCTGATCCAGGAATTCTTGGTCAGTCGTCAGTTCCTCGGCATCGTCGCCAACGATCTCTTTGAGGCGAGCCTCCGCCTCTGCCATGTCGTCCAGGAGCTCCTGCCTTTGGATGAAGTATTCCTTTTCGCTCATGTCTCCGTCCGCAAAGAGGAACAGGGAACGAAGGCGGTTCAGAGCGATCTCGTCCTTCCTGCGGCGGCTCTCAAGAAGCTCTCTCTCACGGATGCGATTCTCGTCGTCAGAAAAGACGGTTCTCGGCTTGTATTCGATCCCGGTCTTCCCGGATCGAAGCATATCGCAGAGCTCGTGCAGACCTTCAGTTTCGATCCCTCCCACGTTCCAGAAAGCCTTACCCTTCAGGAGGCGAGCCTCTATTGTGCTGTCCGATGTCCTGGACCCGGCGATCTCTTTGGCCTTGATGATATTCGCCACGAAGTTGAAGACGAACGGACCGAGAACATTATCGGAGATGTACTTGTTCGAGCACTTGCTGCTGTTGTTCCTGCGAGTCCGGCACCCGTAAACAGATGGCCTCCAACCGCTCGCCCGGCGCTGACCCAGAGTGGCGGTCATTCCGCTGCCGCACATACCGCATTTGACGAGGCCGGCGAAGATATGGATGTTCTTGCTCACGCGAGACTCCTTGTAGTCATGCCCTCCGCGGCGGTTGCGCTTCAGCATGATCTGCATGTGATCGTAACGAACTTGATCCACCATGGCGGGGTGATGATCCTCGGTTACGATCCATTCGCTTTCCGGTTTGACGGCGTATCGGTCGCCCTCTTCGTGAACGTTGTAGAGGTATGAGCCGGTGTACCAAGGGCTCGTGAGCAGCTTGTAGATCGTTGGAGCTGTCCACGGATTACCATTCCTCGTGTAGAGACCGGCCTCGTTGAGCTTTCTGGCGACATAGATGATGGACTGCTGTTCTTCGTAGAGATCCCAAACCCGGTTGAACACACGACGCTCCTGGTCTACGATCTCGAACTTCTTTGATGCCTTGTCGTACTTGTATCCGTATGGGACTTTGCCACCGTTCCATTTGCCCTCGCTGGCTCTGGATAACATGACAGCACTCACACGCTCCGCTGTCATCTTGCGCTCCAGCTCCGCGAAAACAAGGATGATCTTCAGCATGGCTTCGCCTATCGCAGAGGAGGTATCAAATTGTTCGTTCTTCGATACGAACGTAACTCCGAGGCGCTTCAGCTCGGCGTACATGGATGCGAAGTCGAGAAGGTTGCGGCTGATCCTGTCGATCTTCCAGACCAGAAGGTGAGAGAACTCTCCAGTCCGCAGCCGTTCCATCATAGCCTGATAGTCCGGCCTATCGGTGTTCTTTGCGGAATAGCCTGGATCTTCAAAGACGACAACATCGGTTATGCCAAGAACCATCTCGGCGTAGGCGATAAGCTCACGACGTTGTACCTGCAAAGAGTCTTTATCAACCTGCCATTGCGTAGATACACGGATATAGATTGCAACCCTCAGCTTCGTGATGTCCAGTGTAGTCTTTTGAGTAGCCATGAAGCATCACGCCCTTGCGACTTTCGCCGCAAAGTCCTCCAAGGCAGAGATGAATTCTTCCTTGTCAGAAAGAACATCCGTTACGCGAGCGTAGTAGTAGACATCTCGGTCATAGACATAAGCCTCAGCCCGGCAGTGCCCCGCATCTACATAGGACCTGTAGAATTCGAGAAAACCGTCCGCTTCGTCCGCGAAATGGCCTGCGGCCTGGAGGACCTGCTTCATCTTTCGCGGCAGAACGTAGAGATCCGCCTTGTTCCCGGAAATGCAGAAGGTCACGATTGGGCAGGCGCGTCCGTCGATCTTGAACTTCAAGGCCATCTCGGTCGGAGATATATCAACGTAGAGATCGTTTATCATATCCATGTCGGAGACGAACTCGGCGACTTCATCCGGATCATAGCCACCATTAGACGCGAAAGCTCTGATGAACTCCGGTCTGGTAAGGAGCGGCTTCTTCACATATCCCTGTGGAGCTTTGGCCTCCACCTTGACGGGAGCAAGGCTGAAGTAGTTCCGCTCGATCACAGAAGTCCTTGTTATAAGGTTCGGAATGATGATCGTAGCATCCCCGTCCGCATACAGCTCAAGAGCCACGAGAGCCACATTGAATGGCGTGGACCCGTTTTCGTTCAAAAAGTCTGCAAGCTGCATGACCCCTGTGCGAATGCCATCGCCTACGATTGCGAGGAGGAAGCGAGCTTCCTTCAGACAGGTGTTGATAGCATCAGTGAACGATGCTTCATCGGTGTAAGTCAATAGCCCCTTTGCACACATGAGGTCTATAGCTCGAAAAGCCTGACCGTCTTTCTCGTAGGTGTAGTCCTCGATGGCTTTATCCAGCTTCCTTGCGTCCCACTTCTGGAGCTCCTTGGCATAGTCGATGATCTGCGCGATCACAGTTCGGCGGGACTCCTGATTCCTGAACAGCTTTGTCTCCACGATGACGATAGCCCCGGATGGAGAGATCATAAGATTATCAATGAATCCGCGCATATCTCCAGAGCCTACAGGGATCTCACGGCCAACGCAGACGAGAGGGTAGTATTGCCCGTCGAACTGACTGAACGGAAGAAGATCCGGGCAGTCCTCCAACAGCTTTTGGAGCCACGCCTCATTGTAGTCAGCCGTCATAAAAGGAAGCCTCTGAAGCTGGTATACCTCACCATTACCCTCATGCCGGAAAGCCGACCTCTTGGTAATTTCGGAGTAGACCATGTTATTCCCCCTTGTACTTAGCCAGGACAGCCTTGATGACCGTCCTGTCATCAGCAGAAGCAAGAGCGTATTGCTTCAGGAGCTTCTGCGACTCCTGAGGCAGAGTGCTGTATCTATCCTGCTCAAAACCGAGCAGCCAGTCTATGGAAACACCGAAGAACTCCGCAAGGCGAATGACGTATTCCAAGTCCGGAGCGCGGTCGCCAGTTTTCCATCTCGAAATAGTAGCTGCTGGAACGCCAAGATCAGCGGACAAGCTGTTGTTTGAGGAGTAACCCCTCGATTCCATCAAATTCGTTAAGTTCTGTCGAAAAGCCGTGAAGTCCATGGCGAAGCCTCCTTAAATCCCTTACAGGTCAAAGCCTGTACCAGCATCTTATAACTTTTTTACCGATACCGCAACAAATTTTACTAAAACTGATAAAAAACTTATTGACAAATACCAATCGGTATAATAGAATAACGACGATGGAACAATCCCATCACGAATATGACCCAGAAAGAAGGTGAACTTAATGAAGCCGCTTGAGATCAAAGGAGCCCGGACAAGGCTTGGATATACGCAGCAGTACGTCGCAGATGAACTTGGAATAACAGTCCACTCCTACAGGAAGAAGGAGAGTGGATGCGTGAAGTTCACCGACGAAGAGAAGAAGAAGCTGTACCTGATCCTGAGAATGTCGCTCGATCAATTCAATGACTGGCTGTATGACGGTCTACTCCCCATTGGAGTAGGCAGATAATTTTTTTCTCTTGTTTGTTCCGGCTGGTACAACTTCCAATCTACAATGGAATTATACGTCAAAACCCAGCCATTAAAAATGGCACTCGGCGCTTTTAAGGAGATCTAAAAATGGGACGCGATGCAGCAAAATCAATCGGAAATCCGTGGCGGGACGCCAGATTACGGGCTGCCCAGTGGAATGAAAAACTCAGTAGTAGGGAAGGCGTGGAAGAAGAGCTCGGAATTTCGCTCGATTCCGTGCGCCGAATCGAGACGGGGATCAACAAAGTCATGCCGGTCGAACATGCTGTCCTGCTGGCTGATCTCTACAACGCCCCGGAGCTGCTGAACCACTACTGCCTGAATGAATGCCCGATTGGATGCAGGCGTCCGCTGTCAGATGAACTGGTTGACATCGACCGGGTGACGGTAAAGCTCCTGAAGGGCCTGAAGGTAGAGAAACTGGAGGAGCTGAAGGCGAAGCTCCTCGACATCGCAGAGGACGGCCGGGTCTCGAAGGAAGAGGTGCCGGATCTGCAAGAGATCGTCGATTACCTCAATGGTGTGTCAAAGACCATCAGCGAGATCGAAGTCATAGCGAACAAGGCAATAAAAGAGGCGGAGAGACATGAAGCAAAAGGATCGTCTGCTCGAAATACTGAAGACTGAATACGGGATCGAAACATCGGCCCAGCTTCGGGAAGCGGTGCTTCGGCTCGGCGGCCTCGATGTATCTGTCTTCTGCGCCAACGAGACTGAAAAGGAGCGGAAGAACAATGGATCAAGTATTCAACCAGCCAATGCGTAAGAGTACGCAACTCAGCAATTCCACGGCGCTCGTAAAAACCACATGGTCGGGGGCAAGAAACATGCACGAAAAAAAAAGAGAGAAGCGGACCTCGGCTTTTGAGGTCTTCTACAGGCAGAACAAAGAGATCGTATGGAGGGCCGGTATCCTCCTGTTCCTGTTTCTGCTTACCAACCTTATCACCGGCCTGACTGTCCGGAACAAGGTAAGCACCAGACTCAAAATGGAGCACCAGATCGAGCTCCAGGAAGAACTGTCCACAGCGAGAACCGAGATTGAGAACGAAATCCGCGCCCAGTACGGCGCCGACGAGGTGGACGCCCAGGTCGCCCAGATCAACCGAGAAGCCGACCTGCTCGCCAGAATGCTCTATCCGTACCGGGATAACACAGACGAAGGGCTGAAATCTGCTGTATGGTGCGTACTTTGCCGGGTTCAGAACAGCAGATACCCCGATACCGTCTCGGAAGTCGTTTATCAAAAAGACCAGTGGATGGGCTTCGCGGAAGATAACCCGATTGTGCAGCGGCTCAGAGACATCGCAGTCGAACAGCTTCGGATCTACTACTCAGGAAGCGCGTTGCCTATGTCCCCGGAGTATGTGTTTATGTCGTGGTCGTCGAGCGAGATCACTCTCCGCTCCACGTTCGATGGCAAGGGCGGCTGCCACTACTGGTACGAAAGCGACTGGAGATGACTATGGAGAGACTGCCGAATATCGACGAGGATCAGGTCGTCGAGATTCTTCTCCGCGCAAATCTGGAGAACGATTACCGGTTCGACTTCAAGGAGCTCGCCTCCGTCCTTGGATACACGGTCAAGAAGGCTACCGGCCAGTACAGAGAGGACACTGAATTGTTTGCCGCTCTGCTGAGAAATGAGCTTCACGATTATGTGATGCGAAAGGGATTTAACGACAAGAAAGAGAGGGAAGCGAAAAGATGTGTGATATTTGCTTGAGTTCACCCTGCTTGCCCGGGTGCCCGAACGCCCCGGAGCCCAAGGCGATCTACACCTGCAAGTATTGCGGTGAAGGGATCATTGAGGGAGACGAGTATGTCGAGATTGACGGCGACTACTACCACGCCGATTGCCTTGAGAGCGAGATGCCGTTCGATAACCTTATGCAGCTCTTCGGCTGCTGCGTACAGACGGCACAGGAGGATTGGTGATGGAGATACCGAAATTCCCGGAGCTCGCGTTTGATGACCTCACCCATACATACAGACTGAACGGGATTATCATTCCGAGCGTTACGACCCTGATGAAGCCGCTGTCTGATCGGACCTACGAAGACGTTGATCCGGTAGTCCTTCAGAATGCAGCCAAGCGAGGAACTGCTGTTCACGAAGCCTGCGAGAACTACGCCCTATATGGGATCGAGGATTGCCCGCTGGAATATCTCGGATACTTTGAAGCGTTCAAAGACTGGTGGGACACTGAAAAGCCTGTCGTGCTCGCTCCTGAGTGTCAGGTATACCACAAGATTCTCGGTTACGCAGGAACCACAGACTTGCTGTGCGAGATCAGAGGGACGGTCACTGTTGTCGATTACAAGACGACGGCCAAGATGGAACCCATGCTCGTAGGAGTGCAGCTTGAAGGGTATTCCAGGGCTTGGGAAAGCCACGGAGTCAAGGTAGACGACAGGATAGCTTTGCACCTCCAAAGAGCCGGCAAGTATTCGGCCAATCATTTTCCGAAGAACAAAGAGTGCTGGGAAGTCCTGAACTCTTTGCTGAAGATTCACAACTATGTCAACAAATTTTAGGGGGAATTGCGTATGAACGAAACGGAAGTAATCGTAGCCACAGTAGGCCCGGCTGAGGAACAGGCACTCACCAAACAGGTCACAGATGTCCAGTTCCAAGCCGAGGCGTTCACTGTATCGACTGAAGAAGAGTATGCCCAGGCCGCCGAGTTCGGACGCCTTATCAAGCAGAAGGCGGCGACCGTCAAGGACTTCTTCAAGCCGATGAAAGATCAGGCACACCAGGCTCACAAGGCGATCTGCGACAGAGAAAACGCCATGCTCGCTCCGCTGAAAGAGGCGGAGAAAGCACTGAAGCGGGCGATGGGCGACTTCCTTCAGGAGCAGGAGAGAAAGCGCAGAGCGCAGGAAGAAGCCCTACGCCGAGCCGCTGAAGCCGAGAGAGACAGGCTCCTTGCCGAGGCCGCTGAGAAAGAAAAGGCCGGGGACGAGGATGGATCTGAGGAAGCGTTCTCGGAAGCTGTGCTCATGGATGAAGCCACGAGCTTTTCCGTGCCGGCCGTAGCGAAGCCTAAGATCTCCGGTGTGAGCACGTCGAGAGACTGGGAGATCCAGTCCATCGACGAATCGAAGGTCCCGATTTCCATTCAAGGGGCCGTCATCAGACCCGTTGATGAAGCCGCGATCAAGCGGCTTATCAAGGCCTCCAAGGGTACTGTAGAGATCCCCGGTGTCGTCTACAGGGAGGTCACAACTCATAGTTTCAGGAGGTAATGAAATGGCAAATGCAACCGGAAAAGAGCTGACCAAAGCCGAACAGAACGCCCTTGCTGTCAGCTATGACGTGCTCGGCACCCATGTTGAGCTCGATCTCGATTTCGTCAAGCGGTATCTGGTGAGGGGCCGCGCCGACCTGACGAGCGACCAGGAGCTTGTGTTCTTTATGAATACCTGCAAGATGCAGAAGCTCAACCCGCTCGTCAACGGCGAAGTGTACCTCATTAAGTACAGCAAGGACGACCCCGCCCAGATGGTTGTCGGCAAAGACGCCTATCTCCGCCGGGCGTTCGATCACCCCGACTATATCGCATCACCGTCAAGCGCGGCAACCAGATCGTCCAGAAGGAAGGCTGCTGCCCGTATCCCGGTGAAGAGCTGGTTGGCGGCTGGTGCAAGGTGTTCTTCATGAGGCAGGGCAAGGAGCGCACGGCGTTCAAGGAGGTTGCCCTCGCCGAGTACAACAAGAACATGGCGAACTGGAAGACCAAGCCGGCTACCATGATTAACAAGGTCGCCATTTCCCAGTGTGTCCGCGACGCATTCCCGAAAGACTTCGAAGGGATCTACAGCGAGGACGAGATGGTCGCCTCTGGCGCCATCGTCATTGACAAGAACGGCGAGGTCATCGTCCCCGAGAGCGGAGACAATGAAAAGGTCGTTGCTGAAGACGATCCGATTATCACCAAAGAGCAGCGCCAGTCTCTTTTCAACACGATCTATACGGCGTTCGGGAAAGAGGAAGGCAATGAGATCCTGAAGGCGCTTATCAATGAAGCCGGCTACGAGTCCACAAACAACATGCCGTCCTCTGTCTACATGAAGATCCTCACCCAGGTCATGGATCTCTGTGATGCCAAGCGCGACGAAGAAGCGCAGAGGGCGTCCGAAAATCCCGAAGAGCCGCCGACGGAGGAGTAAACCAGGCGACCTTCCGAAAGGCAGGTGATGACTTATCTCAGTATGGACAGCGTTTTACGACTCCATATACGAACACCCCAAGACCAGAAAGCTTGCAGATCTCCTCGGTGATATGAACGAACTGATCTATCCGACCGGAGTTCTCATGCGCCTCTGGTCATGGGGCATGAAAAATGCCGACAAGTCCGGGCGATTGATCTACGCCAATGAAGAAGTGATCGAACGGGCCATCGGCAATGTAACAACCAGAGACACCCGCGGCTTTGCGAAGGCATTGTTTGAGTGCGGATGGCTCGACCGGGTTGGGGAGGACATCTACATCCACGATTGGGACTTCTGGCAGAAAGAATGGTACAAGTCCCAAGAACGGAGAGAAGCCGACAAAAACCGGAAACGGAACAACAGCCAGAAGGGGCAAAAGCAGGAAGACCCAGATGAAGAAGCTCCCGAACAGCTCGAAATTAAGGGGGCTGGAGAGGAAAAAGCCCCGGAAGTCCCACCAACTCCGCCTCCGACGCCGCCTGAACCCCCGAAAGCGCCGAAGCCACAGTCCTACACCCCTCAGTTTGAAGAGCTCTGGGACGCATATTACGGTGAAAAGGGTGCAAAAGCAGAAGCCTATAAAACCTACAAGGCCAGGCTCAATGACGGGTGGACCCATCAACAGCTCTACCAGGCGGTCCTCAGCTACGCAGCACAGGAGAAGAGAAACGGAACGGAGAAGAGGTATGTCAAGCGAGTCAAGACCTTCCTCGGACCGAACACCCCGTTCATCGACTTCTTGCCGAACAGAGGATCACTCAAGAGAGAGGAACCTCAGACAGTCAGAAAGAACCCGTTTGAAGAATTCGAGGAGGACCTGTAATGGAAGGCATGAGCGCAGAAGGCATCCTCGGCATCATCGCCAAGAACGCTGAGAAAAATGCAGTAACAAACGATGGCGATTTCGAGAATGAAGACGGCCTCCTTGTCTGCTGCAAATGCGGAAAGCCGAAGCAGTTATGGGTCTATCCCCGGTTCAATGATGACGGGACAGAAGACAAAGAGCATGGGATCAAGGTCAGGACTATGTGCAAGTGCGACGAGGAGCGCCGCGCCAAGGAAGAGCTGGAGAAAAAGCGATTCGAGGCCATGGAGCGGGTCAAGCGGCTCCGGGCTCTCAGTCTTATGGACAAGAAGTTCGAAGCGGCCACTTTCTCCAGCTATGAAATCACGAAGCACAATGAGCGGATCTTGAAGAGCTGCAAACGGTATGTCCAGGACTTCGACAAGAACGTAGAGATCAACAAAGGCCTCTTGTTCTGGGGCGGGGTCGGAACCGGAAAGAGCTGGGCTGCCGCCTGTATCGCCAATGAGCTTTTATCAAAGGGCGTCCCCGTCATCATGACCTCTTTCGTAAAGCTGATCGGCCAGATCCAGAGCGGCGAGGAGACTGAGGCTGACATCCTGTATCGGCTCAATCGGGCAAAGCTCATTGTCTTCGACGATCTTGGTGCTGAACGCAGCACCGAGTACGCCATAGAGCGCGTCTACAACATCATCGACAGCCGATACAGAGCAGAGCTCCCGATGATCGTTACGACGAACCTGACCATTGACGAAATGACAGCGGACACAGATCGGCGGTTCAAGCGGATCTATGATCGTCTGTTCGAGACCTGTGTACCGGTTCAGTTCACCGGGCCGAGCTGGAGGATGAAAGCTGCCAGCAAGAGATTTAAGAGTGTGGAGGCGAACACAGAAGATGAACTATGAAGTCCTGGCGATATTCAAGGACGGACAACAAAAGGTATTCGATGGGGTGAATGACTTCGGAACACTGTCTGACTACAAGTGTTTCTTCCTCAAGAAGAACGACAAGTATGTAGCGTTCATTCCATGGGACGTAATCGTCTACTTCGGCCTGTTTGAAGAATGGGAGAACGGCTGATGAAGGCACCGAAGATCGGCGGGTACATCCCGATAGCCAGTGAGCCTGATCGAATTGCACTGGCACAGATCCTTTTCAAGCATGGGTACACGGTATCCACCGTCCGGTACAAGAAGGACGGGAAGTCGTTTGTGTACTGCGTGAAGTATGAACAGAAACCGCAGGACATAAAGGAGGAAGACCTGGTAGATGAAATATAGCTTCACTGTCTACGGAAAGCCGGTCGGAAAGGGGAGACCGAGATACACAATGAGACATCGGCCATACACCCCGAAGGAGACTGTGGAGTATGAGAAGCAAATCACTCGCTGCTTCCAGCAACAGTGCAGCCGGGCGTTCTTCCCGGAAGGAACGGCGATCGACATGCGGATCACCGCCTACTACCCCATACCGAGCAGCTACAGCAAGAAGAAAAAGCAAGCCATGAGAGACCGGCTTATCAGGCCCCTTACGAAACCTGACGCCGACAACATCTACAAGATCGTGGCGGATGCCCTCAATAAGGTCGCCTATCATGACGACTCGCAGATCGCAGACGCTCAGATCCGCAAGTTCTATTCGGACGAGCCACGGCTCGTGATTACCATTCAGGAGGCAAAGAGCTTATGAGTAAAGAGCTCGTGTTCGACGGCTGGTGGGAAGGCCAGGCTGAATACTCATGCGACGAATGTGGGAAGACGGAATCGTTCCTGTTTACGGACGAGGAGGAGGCCAAGGACTCCAGAACCCACAGAAAGTCACTCAGAGAAGACTTCGGCTGGATTACCACAAAGGTCGAAGGACAGTGGAAGGACTTCTGCTCAGAGTCCTGCAAGAACAAGTACATCCGTGAAAACACTATCTGATAGGAGGATCAGACAATGAACGAAATGAAGTTGACCATCGACAATGAAGTGTTCGATACCATGCGGAAGAACTTCGACGTGATGCTGGAGCGCACCGTCGGAAACATGATTATGAGGAACGCCGACGAGAGCACCCTGACCCTGAAAATCGGGATCTCCCTCGACAAGAAGACGGTTCCTGCTGACGGCGGCGGATTCCGCGAAGTCACCCAGCCGAGCTTCAAGCATGACCTGAGTTCGGTGATGCAGGTTAAGGATAAGATGTCCGGAACCTTCAAGGGCAACGTCGAGCTGATCTTCGATGAAAATGGAAAGCCCATCGTCCGAGACATCGACGACGGCCAGATGAAGATTTGGGATGACGACGGCCTTGTGTCTGTAGATGAAGAGACCGATGCCGACTCCAATCTCCGCGCCCTTCCTGCCGGCACTCCCGGACTTCCCGCTCCCGTTGACGCAGAATACTCCGATGTCACCGAAACTGATGAGGAGAAGGGAGAAGATAAAGAGGACAAGGCAGAAGCTCCTTCGACGACTCCCTA